GTATGTAAGCGGCACGGTTGACCTTGGTTCCAATGTAACCATCAATGGGGCAACTATTGATGGAGCAAGCATCGGTGGAACTACAGTAGGAACTGGTGCTTTCTCAAGCCTCAGTGCAACTGGTCAGTTTACCTCTACGGTAACTACTGGCACGGCTCCGATGGTTATTGCTTCCACAACCGCCGTAACCAACTTGAACGCGGACTTGCTTGATGGGCAACACGCTCCAACAGGCACGATTGTTGGCACAAGCGATACTCAAACGCTTACCAACAAAACGCTGACAAGCCCTGTCATGACCACTCCACAAATCAATGATGCTGACAGTAGCCATCAGTTTGTATTTGCGGCGGGTAACTTGACATCGGACATTACGGTGACACTGCCTGCATTGACGGCAAACGACACATTCATCTTTGCAGATGCAACGCAGACATTGGATAACAAGACAATCGATTGCGGAACATACTAAGATGAGTGAAAAACAGGTTCAGACGAACCCCTACCATTTGGCGTTAGTCAATACGCAGGAAGCCTATCTAGGCGAGGTGCTTGGCAAGTTCATTGAAGCGGATGCCAGACTCCGTTTGGCAAACGCACACATCAAGGAGTTGAATGACAAGTTAGCATTGCATGACCAACAGGCTGAGCAATTAAAAGAAGCGCAAGAAGCCTTAAACGCTATGCAGTCTAACAAGGACGCTTTTGAGAACCAGAATGAGGAACTTAAAGGCGAGAAAGTTTCTCTGATGGATGAAGTAAATGCTATCAGACGAGAACTTCAGGATACTCGCAAAGAACGCCAAGATGCACAGGAGAAGTTGCTCAAGGTAGCGGAAGAAACAGAGAAACGAATCGCTACAATAGAGGGTAAACATACTGCCGAAGTGCAACGCCTCAAGAAAGAACGCCAAGCGGCTATGGAACGAGAGTTAAAGGCCAAAGAAGCATTGGCAAAGGTAAAGCCTAAGCGCGGGAAACCGTCACGGGCTAAAAATGAGGCGGTAGATGGCAAACAGGATACAACACAGAAGGTCTAGCACAGCAAGCGATGTTCCTGCGGCTTCCGATTTGGAGGTCGGAGAAATTGCCGTTAATACCGCTGACGCAAAACTCTATACAAAACACACAGATGGTTCATTAGTAAACCTATCTGATGGTTTGGTAGGTCCTACAGGACCAACTGGACCAACAGGCCCTACAGGGCCGACTGGCCCCACAGGAACACAAGGTGCTACAGGTGCAACTGGTCCCGCAGGTGCAGATGGCGCAGATGGCGCAGATGGTAACACTGCGGGCCTAGCATATACATTCAGCACAAGCACAACGATGGCAGACCCCGCCGCAGGTAAGGTTAGGTTCAATAATGCCACTCTAAGCAGTGTCACGGCTATAGCGATTGATGATGTAGACCGCCTTGGCACAGACCATTCAGATTTTATTGCCGCATGGGATGACAGCACATCAACCACTAAGGGTTATGTAATTGTGCAGTCAAACACCATAGGGGACGCTTCAGGGGCGGTTTTCTCAATTAGCGGGGTAACCGTTAATTCAGGATGGTTGCGCCTTACAGTGGCCCATGTAAGCGGCACAACGGCTATTTCAAACGATGAAGATATTGTCCTCACATTTAACCGAACTGGTGACAAAGGAGATACTGGCCCAACTGGACCAATAGGACCCACAGGCCCTACAGGAGCAACTGGCGCAGATGGAGCGGACGGTGCTACTGGACCCACGGGACCCATCGGACCAACTGGTCCTACGGGTGCAACTGGACCAACTGGACTTACGGGAGATGACGGTGCTGATGGGGCAACAGGACCAACGGGACCTACTGGTCCTACTGGACCCACTGGTGCTACGGGTGATGGTTTCACAGGAGGTAGTTACGCTTCTGCTACAGGAATAGTAACTTTTACATCAAATGATGGGCTTGGCTTTTCTACTACTGATTTGCGGGGGGCTACTGGCCCTACTGGTCCAACAGGTCCCACGGGGCCTCAAGGTGCAACAGGTCCTACTGGTCCTACTGGCCCTTCTGGTTTGGACGGGGATGATGGTGCAACAGGTCCTACAGGGCCTATAGGAGCGACTGGTCCACAAGGAGCGACTGGTCCAACTGGTCCAACTGGTCCAACAGGCGCAAAGGGCGACACTGGTGATACTGGTCCAACTGGTCCAACTGGTCCTGCGGGTCCTACTGGCCCAACAGGTGCAACTGGTCCTGCGGGAGCAGATGGTGATGATGGCGCAACTGGTCCGACAGGCCCAACTGGTCCGCAAGGTATCCAAGGTGTAGCAGGCCCTACTGGTCCAACAGGTCCAACAGGCGCGACAGGGCCTACAGGTCCAACGGGTCCTGCGGGGGCTGACGGGGAAGATGGTGCGGCTCTATTAGATGGCCCAATTTTGGGAACGCTCTCAACCTCAGATTACGGTTCTATTACATCAGGGGTTACTTCTAGTGGTGATTACGGAGCCATTACATCTGGTGTTACATCATCAAATGATTATGAGTTGCTTACACTTGATACGGCGGGTAACAATAAAGACCTTGCGGTAGACTTAAACACCTACGCTCTAATAACACATGATGGCTCAACTATTGGCGGGTTCCCGCATTTATTAGCATCAAAGAATAACACTGATTTTGCCGCCATGAATCGTAATGAGCAGGGCAAGCAGTTTTTGGTTTTAACATCCAACGATACGGCATTAAACAACTTATATACTAAGATAGCGATGGATTCGGCTACTGTTAATGACTCGAATATGGGGACATTTGCTAATGGAGAGTTCAATTCCTCTCTTAGAGGCGGCTACTTCATGGTAACGGTTGAGGCAAGAGTATCAGGTGCGGCTACTATTGCGGTAGGTGTCAGCGAGACCATTCAAACAGAAAAAAGTTATATTAGTGACGCGGGGAATGTTTCTTTGACCGCTATTGTTCACACTTATTTAGACGATACCATAGGTCTTTATATAAACGGTGACGGTGCTAATAGGACGGTCTATGCAAACTACACGAGAATGGTTATTGAATATATGGGTGCGCCATGATTCTGCATTCTTATGATGACTTATGGGATATAATAGGATATGTTAAGGCAGTGGCCTTTCATAAAGTAAAGGCTAACAAAGGAGAAAATTATGGCAACTAGGATTCAATTCCGTAGAGGCAGTTCAGCGCAACACGCATCCTTTACGGGCGCAGTCGGTGAAATGACTGTAGATACGGACAAAGATGTCGTAGTAGTCCATGATGGTTCTACTGCGGGCGGCTTTGAAATGCTACGCGCTGATATGAACAACCAAAGCGGCACTGTATCAGAAACATATATGCCGTCAGGTTACATTAAGCACTTATATGAGGCGGTTGCCACAACCCAGACTGATAGGACCACTTCAAGCAGTTCATTTGTGAACCACCTTACTCTATCTTCGTTTACTATTCCTTCAGGATATAAGGGCGTGGTTTTTCTTTTCGGAAATGTGATGGGTGGTTATGACTCTAATGCGGGTGGGCCTGCACACAGGATGCGGCTTACAGGCGCAGGGACTTATACAACTGACGAAGTAAGAGCTTCTTATGGTAGGTTTAACAACTACACAGAGCCTCATAACTCAGTTCGTGTTTTTGATGACATACCTGCGGGGACTTACACTCCTGCGTTGCAGATAGCCGCATACCAAGGGACATACATCGCTAACTATTGGGGTGGCACGGACTTTTTTACTTGTACCGTGTTTTTAGAAAAGGCTTAAGGAGGCATTATGAAACCATATCAACTCTTAATTGTAGATGCCGTTAATGATTTGACTGAAGGTAACTGTCTGACATTTGAAGGTACAGACTTATCAACGGTCGAGTTAGCCAATGACTATGCGGGAAGTGTTCCTACTACATCCGAAATACAGGCAAAGATTGATGAACTAATGCCTGCTTTTGCGATGGACGCTTTGCGTGAGGAGCGAGACAAACTTCTTGCGGAAACTGATTGGTGGGCTAGTGGTGATTTAACTATGACTACTGAACAATCAAATTACAGACAAGCATTGCGTGATTTACCCGCTAACTCAACTGGAGCGGCGATAAACACGGATGGAGAATTAACGGGCGTAACTTGGCCCACTAAACCGTAGGGCGGTGCAATGATTGCCATGTGGCAGATGTGGGAATCCAAGTGGACTCCAACAGCGTGTGACCAAGTTATTGAACTGGGAAAGACGCTACAAAGCATAGAGGCTAATATAGGGTTTGATGAAACAGGACGGTCAGATAGCGAATACAGAAGGTCAAAAATATCATGGGCGCACCCGTGGATGCACGACTGGAAAGATGTATTTGATGAACTGGGCTACTTGTTTCATGAAGCAAACAAAAATGCTTTTGGCTTTGACCTTTGGAAAATCAGTGAAATCCAATTCACTGAGTACGATGGCGGGGACAAAGGCAAATATGATTGGCACACCGACCTTAACTGGATTGACCAAAGGCCATATCATAGGAAACTGTCAATGGTGATACAACTATCTGACAGCGCAGATTATAAGGGCGGTGACTTAGAGTTAAAACCGCCTGCAATGGAAGGGCCTGATGCTGTTAGGCTTCGGAATAGGGGGACAGCAATATGCTTCCCTTCTTTGGTAGAACACAGGGTTACACCCGTGACCGAAGGTAAAAGATATTCCTTGGTCGCATGGTATGAGGGGCCTAAATTTAGATGAGGTAATGAGATGTCAGGAATAACAGTCGTTACTAAGCCCGCAGATGAGCCATTGGGCCTAACAGAAGTAAAAGACTTCCTGCGTCTTGATGACCAAATAGATGATAGTTTCGTTAGGGCTTTCATCATAGCCGCCCGTGAGTTTGCTGAGAATTACACAGGCAAAGCATTCATAACGCGCACAGTCAAGTTTTCAATTGATGGCATTTCTGAAGTAGACAGTGGCTTGTGGGAGGGCATGAAAACTGGCCCTTACATGACCTATTACAATGACTACATTGAATTGCCTGTAGCCCCTGCGATAGCGGTTTCAAGCATTGTCTACTATGATGATGCTGATACTCAAAGCACATGGGCATCTTCAGCTTATTATGCGGATACAGTCAGGGAGCCTGCCCGTATTGTTCTTAGGGACGGGCAAAGTTTCCCAACAAACCTCCGTAAAGCAAACGGCATGGAAATCACTTACACGGCGGGATATGGGTCTAACCCTACCGATGTGCCTGAGGCAATCCGTGTAGCGATGTTGCAGTATATCGTCCATATGTATGAACACAGGGGCGATGATGAGGGTAAAGCGGTAGAATTTCCTCCCCTAATCCGCTCCCTCCTGCAACCATACAAGACCATGAGGTATGGTGACAGCCCATATATGGCAACCTATAAATCAGGAATTGCATAATGAGCAAGCAATCACCACTTGGCAAAATGCGTCAGAAGTTAAAGTTACAGACGCAAACCAGAACGGCAGATGGTGGTGGTTCTGAGGCGGTAGAGTGGTCAACTAGCACAAGCATCATGGGCTACATTCAGCCTAAATCTGGTGGTGAGCGTTTGTTTGGTGACCAGTTAGAAGAACGAATCACTCACATCATTACTATCAGGCATCGCAGAGATGTAAGCCACAAGAACCGTCTGGTATATGAGTATTATCAGAAGGGCATCAAATACACCCGTATCTTCAATGTCCGCCGAACCATAAATAGAGATAGCAAGGATAAGTTCCTTGATATAATGTGTGAGGAGGGTGTAGCGACATGAGTGTTAGAACTAGAGTCATACGAAAGAGCAAAAGCAGGCGTTTGGAATCAGAATACGAGCGAAACGCCAAGCAGGTGGTGGCAAGAGCCGCCGCACTCGTCCATGCTACAGCCGTTCAAAGCATCACTGACGGAAATAAGTCAGGCGAAACATACGAAAAATATAACCCTAGAAGAACTCATAGGGCATCAGCGGCGGGTGAACCCCCTGCGGCTGACACAGGTTATTTGCACAGCAACATCTTTATGGACATAGATTCAGATGGTTTAGGTGCATCTGTAGAGAGCAGAGCAGAATATTCCGCTTATCTGGAATTTGGCACTGCTGATTTGGCGGCAAGACCGTTTATGCAACCCGCAGTCGAGGCAAACAGAAGGGCAATTAGAGACCTTGCTGTTCGCATGATGCGGACAAGGAGCAGATAATGGCATTGCACTCATGGCCTCTACAGCAAGCGATATTCTCTGAACTTAACGGTGCAGGGATTACGGGGGAAGGTGGCGTAAGCGTGAGCGTTTATGATGATGTTCCTGAGGGCGCAATCTACCCCTACATTGTTATTGGTGAGGAAACAGCCAGTAACATCTCTACGAAGGGGCGGGACGCTCATGAGCATACTTTAACCCTTCATGTTTGGTCTCAATATCGGGGCCGAAAAGAGATTAAGACTATCATGCAAGACATATATACAGAACTTCATGATAATGCTATAAGTGTTTCTGGTGCTTCATTGGTTAATCTCAAACAGGAGTTTGAAAGGACCTTAATGGAGTCTGATGGAATTACACGGCACGGTGTCATCCGATTTCGCGCCGTTGTGTTTGATAGTTAACTCGGAAGGAGAAAAACATGGCGGCACAAAAAGGTTCAGCCCTGCTACTTAAAATCGGCGCAGATGCTACTGCGGCGGCAAGTGCAGATACTTACACAACAGTAGGTGGTCTGCGTTCAACATCAATCTCGCACAATGAAGAAGCGGTTGATGTAACAACCAAAGATTCATCTGGCGTTCGTGAACTTCTAGCGAATGGCGGCGTTCAGACTGTATCTATTTCTGGTTCTGGTGTTTTCACTGATGCGGTTTCAGAGACAACTCTGAAAGGTGCTTTCGGTGGTGCAAACTTCAGCAACTTTGAAGTAATCATCCCTGACTTTGGAACTTACCAAGGCAAATTCATGGTGGCTTCACTTGAATATGCAGGTGAATACAACGGGGAAGTTACTTACAGCGTAACTCTTGAATCAAGCGGTTCAGTTGCGTTCACTTCTGCATAAGGAGTGAATCATGGCTTGGGTCAAGGTAACGGTCAAGACAGATAACGGGGAGTGGGTGGCACAGCAGTCATCCACTGCCTCTAATCCTGTCTTCAGTATGCCGCATGGCGCGGCATTAAATAGTGGTGACAGTTTTTCCGTATCTGGTAAGACTTTCACTGTAATCAACACGGTGGACTTAGCCCAACGGGGTGAAACACTTTTGGTAGAAGCCAAGGAGTCTAAAAATGACAAACAAAATGCGCGGAGAACACGAGATAACACTGGCGGGGGAGACATTCACAACCCGTCTGACGATTGATGGAATGGTTCGTTTGGAACAGCAACTAGGCAAAGGTTTGATTAAATTTGCCCAAGAACTGGCCCAAGGGGATGTATCTATTACTCAGGTTATCAAGATTCTCACTATCTCTATTCGTGGGGGTGGTAATAAGATTGAAGAAACACGAGTGAAGGAATTGGTCTCAGAGGCGGGGGTAGCCCCATCTCTTGCAGTGGTAGGCGAAATATTGACCATTGCACTAATGGGAGGCCAGTCCGAGGGAAACGAGGAGGCGGCACAGAGCGAGTAAGTGAGATGCCGTGGAGACGCTTCCTAGAAATAGGTCTTGGCGTTCTTCACATGAGAGCATCAGACTTTTGGGATTTATCCCTTTATGAGTTTTATGCCGCCTGCGATGGATTAAATGAGTTCAATTCTGGAGGGAAGAAGCATTCGCCGCTGACACGCTCTGAACTGGACGAACTAATGGAGATGTATCCAGACTAATGGCAACGGCAAATTTAGATACCCTACTCGT